TGTAATTCTTAATGTTATGCAAGGTGGAAATCAAGTTAATGTTCTCGATAGAAACATTGCTGGATTAAACCGTAAATTTGACAAGAAAATCATTAAAGATGTTTTCCAAGATGTAATTGCGGCAGCTAACAATAGTCTTGTAGGTAAAACTGCAACCACTACTCAATATGCGCCAGCAGATGCAACTATTAGAAAAGATTTAAGAAACTTCTTATCAACTTTGAAAAAAGAATTTATAAACAATTCTGTTATTTATGTTAGCAGACAGCTTATAAATGCCGCATTTTCTATTGAAGCTTCTGATGGTCATTTACCTCTTGAGCAATTTTTTTATTCAACTGACATACAAGCTTTTGTTACGCCAGAAGGTCTTATTCCAGTAAGAACATTTGAACATGCTCAAATTGGAACTTATAAATCTTTACACGACGGAGCAACTGATATTACAAGCGATTATACTGCCGTTACTGCAAACTTATCTGGCAATACTGGTAAATTACTTGCTTTTGTCGGTGATTTAAAATTTGCTTACAAAGTAATCCCCTCTACAATCGGAATAATTGGTTTCGATTCTAATGTAGGAACTTTACTTGACGGAGCAACTAAAGCCGGTAAGATTGGATATGTAGCCCAAGGTATTGTGGAAACACAAGCTATTAAAGCTCTTTACGCAAAAGCTTAATATTAACAATTAAATTATTATATATATGTCTGAAAATTTAACAGGAATTATAAAAAAAGTAGGAGTAGTTTCTACCGCTAGCACAGCGGAAGATGCTACTATTGCTGGTTCTGCAATTATAATTGAAGGGGTAAAAGAACTAAAAGTTTTCTTAGATGTGACTACTTGGACTTCTGGCTCTGTAAAAATTAAAAATGTGCAATTTGCCGATGATTCATCTTTTGCAGTAAATCCATCTACTTTTACAAGTGATGATTATTTAGGTAAAAACGATAGAATATCATCCGTTTCAGCAATAGACCAAACAAGTTTAGGTGCTGTTGGAACTAAGGGTATCTCGCTTAAAAACCTAGCTTTAAATAATCAAAAATATTTTAGAGTGAATTTTTTAACTGGATCAGTTAGCACCGATTTAACTTTTAAATCAGAAGTTATTTTGGAATATTTGGATAAACCACAAATCCAATCTTAATTATAATCCCCCTTTGCTTAAAAAACAAAGGGGGACAATTAAAAATAATTTTTATGATACTATTTGAATTAACTAAAGATTTTAATGAAAACGGAGTTGTTCTTAAAAGAGGACAATATACAAAAAACGAATTAATTAAAATTTATGAATCAGAAGATAAATTTAATTTTTGTTTTCAATGCACTACTTTAAAAGATATTTTAGTTGAGAAAAAAAATAAAATCGAAACTCCCGAAGATAATTTGGTAGTTGAGACTCCTGAACAAGATTTACAAATCGAGACCCCTGAGGATAAAGTAGAAATCGAAACTCCCGAAGATAATTTGGTAGTTGAGACCAAAAAAATAAGTTCTAATAAAAAAAATAGAAATAAATAATGTATTTTCAATTTTCTCAACCAATAAAATACATACTAGTGTCTAATTTTGGACAATTAGCGCTAGCTGTTTCTTTAAGTGATGTTAAAGCTCATTTAAGAATAGATTTTGGTCAAGAAGATGCCTATTTAACAAATCTTATCAAAACCTCCATAGAAAGATTTGAAAACATTACCACAATTGATTTAATTACCAAAACCTATAAAACATTTTTAGATAATTTCCCAGTTGATAATACACCGATTAAAATTAAAAGAACTAAGCTACAATCTATAATTTCGATACAATATTATTTAAACGGCGCTTTAACGACCTTTGATGCTTCAAATTATTATATTAATGAGACTAACCAATATTCACATATATTTTTAAAAGAAGATAAAGAATACCCAATAACAATTGACAATAGGGCTGATGCTGTAATAATTAACTTTACTTCTGGCTTTGGCGCATCTGATGCCAATGTTCCATTCACTTACAAACAAGGATTGATGGAATATGTTGCCTTTCTCTATAAAAATAGAGGAGATGCTTGTTGTAATGATATGGGTATTGCTAATGGATTCTTCAATATAAATCAAATTGAACCATTTATATGATATGGATACAAATACTTGCAAATTCATCACGAAACCTAAACGCAATATTAAAATTGGCGATTTAAACATTCCAATAACAATTGCCACTAGAATCAAAAAAGCTAATAATATTAATTCTCAAGATGTTTTAATTGACCAAGAAAATCTAGTTTCTAATACTTGGGCAATGCAAGTAACTGTTAATGGAGAAGATATTTTCAATGGAGCAAATTTACTAGGAAAAGTTACTGACCATTTTTACATAAGAAGAGATTCTACTAAAAAAATAAAAATCGAAAACATTATCATCTGCAAAGGAGAGGCTTATAAAATACTCGAAGTATTGCCAAATCTTCATGGAGAAAATATCTTTACAATGTTAAAATGCTCTCATGCTGGATTAGCAAATATTAATTTGAATATTTTATGAATATTGAGATTAAATTAGGAAAACAAGATAGCAAAGGAGCTATAAACAAAATTAAAAAAGCAATTGAAGGTGGAATTAGAACTGGTTTAAGACACTCTGGTAATTACATGGTTCAAGAAGTTAGAAGGCAAATGGCTCTTCCTAAAACTGGCAATACTTATATTTTCTTTAAGACTCGCGGTAAAAAAACAATGCAAAGAACTAGAGCTACATCGGCAGGTTATTCATTAGGAAGCACTTCTGCAAAAGTGTTGAGATACCCAGCTCCTAAGGGGTTAAAAATCGCAGCAGGAAGCACATATACACACAAAGCATCAAATGCTAGTGGAGAAGAAAGTTCAGCAATTTTAACTGGTAAATTAAGTAAAAGCGTTTACACTAAAAGCAATGGTGGCAATCAGCAAATTATTGGTGCAACAGCTCCTCACGCTTCAATACAAGAGTTTGGATCAGCAAGAGTTGCTCCAAGAAATAATATTAGAAGACCATTAGCACAAAATAGAACATTAATTGCTACTAAAATTAGAAATGCTATTAATAATAATTTGAGGAATTTATAAAATGCAAACAAGTGAAATAGTCCATCAATTAAAAGCAGTTTTGCCTAAATTTACAGATGATTTTTCTGATAGTGTAAATATTACAAATATCGTTGTAAATGGCAATAATGTAACCTTTACAACTAATGGCAATCACCACCTTCAAAATAATAATACATTTTTAATTTGTAATGTTAAAAACTATTATGAAATAACATCATTAAAAAGATATAATAACATTGCAATCGCGTTAGCAAACTCTCATCACAACATAACTAGAAACCAATCTAGCGTTGAAATTACTGGAGCAAGTGATGCAAAATATAATGGAACAAAAACTTTATCAAAAACTGATATTGTTTTTAATGTTGCATCTAAAGTTGTTAATAATAATGATACTTTAACTATAACTACTACAGAAAGTAATCCTTTTATTGTCAACGCAAATTATAAAATAGATATTAATGGCAATTTAATAGCAATAAAGTCCATAGTAAACTCAACAACATTTATAGTTGATAATTTTATGGGAATAGCTAATGACTCTATTTTAACCCAAATTTCTTTAAAATCTTCATTGCATTTATTTTTTTATCAAGTCGATGTCACTGCTAATGCTAATCCAACTGGTAGCATTAAATTATTAGAAGCAAGAAATTTTGGATATAATGGTTACAAGCTAGTGGCATCGCATACTAACAACACAATTACTTGTGCTATACCTAATTTAGTTGGTTTGCCATATTTACAAGGCAGTCCAATTGGAATAATAAAAAGCAATATTAGAATTATTGGCACTATTGATTATGAAAGAGCAAAGCAAATGTTTCTTAATGCTATTGATTCAACAAGTGCAACTAAATCATGGCTTTTTGTTTATACTTTGCCAAGAACAACTGGAAAAGATCCGAATGGCAAGACTGATATAAATGTTGAGAATTATCTTGGTCAAGGAATATCTGCTAAAATTATACAAGCAATAGAATTATGTGTTTTTATAAATCTGGGAGAAAATGCATCCTCTGTTGGTTTAGCTGATGAAAAAGACAAAGTATCTAATTATTTGCAACCAATCTGCCAATCCATAGCTGGATTTATACCAAGCTCTCCTTTCACTGGCAACATTGTATACCAAAAATTAACACCAGTTCTTGACCAAGGAAAAGAATCTGAATTAACTTTTTATTCTCATACTTTTTTGTTTGAAACATTTATAGAGTTTACAAATAGTCAAGAAGTAAGCCAATATGATTTAACCGCATTGGTCAATATTAGCTTTGATTTAAAAGATGCTGTTAATGGCAATATTATTAGTACTGTTACCTTAGATAATTAAACTTCAATACACCAATAGTCAAAGAATCTTTCTAACTCAATATGCCAATGTGCAAATTGACCTAAACAATCAACCATATCATCATGGCGACCCTTAGGAAATTGCATTAATTGACTTTCAAAATTTGGATACCAAGTAGCATCTTTTGGGAAATAAAAACTTCTATTTGAAAACGCGCCAGTTGCGGTTAAAAATCTTATTTCTTTTTTTATACCGCCATGAGAAATAGGAATAATTGTTATTCCATATAATTTATGCTCATTAGGAAGCTCCTGCAATAAACTAGAGCCAGTGTTAGCATCTTCAATTATTAAATCAGTTGCCCTATGCCCATCATTACAAAAAGCTATTAACCCCTCCTTTGTTTCTGGATAAACTTTTCTTTCGCAATAACAATCAATTAAATATTTCGATTTACCAATGATTCCAAATTTAAGAAAGGCACTTGGGTCATTGATTTCATTGGGTTTTTGAGCTGAGTCAACCGATACTACAACTTTATCAAATTTCATAGAAGAGACATCGCTAATTCTAAATGGCTGAAACCAATTTATATCAACCATGTTTCCGCCATCCGCAACAGGGTTTTGCATATATTGAGCAAAGAAAACTTGCTTTCCGTTAGCTATGCCAGTTTCTGGATCAACAACCCTATTCATTAAGCTATTAATTTCATGCCAAGGTAAATAATCTGGCGATAATAATTCGTCTTTTTCAAATACAAATTCCTCATCATCAATTACTATAACAGTTCTCTCTTCAAAGTAAGCTGGCAAAGATATTACTAGATATTCACCTGGTCTAGTTCGAGTTAAGTATCCAGTTAAATCGTTTATGCCCAATCTTTGTTCGATGATAAAAATACTTCCACTAACTTTATCGACCCTTGAATAGAAACTTTCGTCCCAAGCTTTTAATGCGCTTGTGCCATCTGCTTTGTATATCATGTCCGAAGAAATAAAATCATCTGGCAATAAAAAGTCGCATCTTTCACCAGTTACCCTACTTAGCGTTCCAAAGCCTTGCCTTTCTCCACCTAGGGAAGTTTTAATATGATTTTCTGTATCTTTTGTTATTAATAAATCAGGAAAAATATCTCTATATTTTTTTGATTCCATAATTAACTTTGTCCAGCCAACATTTCTAGTCACTAGTTTATCTTTGTTGGATACTCCAAACATTCTTTCTGCGGGATTCCTTCCTAAATGCCAAGCCGATAAACCTGCTGAAATAATAGTAGATTTCATTAATCCGGGTGAAATATTAACAATTACCTTTCTAAAGCCGGGCTTTTTTTTTGATGTTGCCTCACCTGTCTTGCACAATATTCTAGTTGACTTGCTTGGCAATAGTTGCTTATTAGGAAATATTGCTGGAAAAGCTACATTACAAAAAAATTCATAAAAGTTTTCTTTATAAATTTTATTCTTCTTTTCTTCTATAATATTATTAATTTTTCTATCGTTTATTTCCATAAAATAAAGCTAAATTCCTATTACTGTTGACAACTTTTTATTTTTAATTTATTTTAATGATATTAAAAAACAATAATTTTTTTATATAAATGAAAGCAACATTAACATTTTTAATAAAATTCTATCGTAATCAAAACGAAGAATACCAAATTAATGACAAAATAGAGATTGATGTCGATTCAGAAGGAAATCCTATTGACAGCTTTTGGTATGAGCAAATTAAGTTTAATAATGGACATTTTAATTTAGATTTTAATAAAAAAGCAAAAAAATAAATCTTATGACACAAACATCTCCTAATACTGACATACAATTAATTGCTGGCTCAGCAGCGTTTGGTTTAGATCTAAGACAGCAACTTATTTTAGCACAAGGTACTTCAGCTGGTAGTTTTACTACAGGAAATCTTATTACAAATGTTCCAACTTCAAATGATGAGTTAAAGGCTCTGTGTGGCGCTGGTTCACAAGCTTACCTTGCAATTAAATCTTTCAGAGAGTTAAATAAAGAATCTCCTTTAAGCGCAATTATTGTAGCTGATAATGGTTCTGGAGTAGCAGCAACTGGTTCAATTGCTTTAACAGTTTCCTCTCCTAAAAATGGCAAAGCCGTATTTACTATTGGCTCAGGTTTTAGAAATAAATATGAGATTGATGTTTTGTCAACAACTACCGCAACTACTTTAGGAGATTCCTTAGCTGCTTTAGTTAATGCCGATGAAAATGCTCCCGTTAGTGCGTCAAATACTACTGGAACAATTACCTTTACAGCTAAAAATAAAGGAACAGAGGCAAATCAATATACTATCTATGTTGAATCTCTTCCAATTGGAGTTACTGCTGTAATTACTGCATTTTCTAGTGGAGCAACTGACCCAGTTATTACAAATGTTTTAAATAAAATTAAAACAGCAAGATATGATATTTGCACTCAAAAATGTTTTATGACTGAGGTTAAAAATCATTTAGAAGCTAAGTTTAACACAGCTAACCAAGCTTATGAGTCTTATGCAGTCGTGACTCAAGTTAATAGCTATGCTGATGCTCAAACTGCTTTAGGAAACATAGCTTCTAAAGTTATAAACAATGTATTTGTTAAACTTGCTAATGAACTCAATATTAAAGGTTCTTCTTGCCCGGAATTACCAATTGTTATTAGTGCAAAACTATTAGCAACTGATTCTCTCAGATTAGTGCCAGAGTCTTCAATTTCTAGCTTTATGCAAGCTCCAAATGTTTCTGGTGGATTAAATAAAGTTGCAGTTCCATTTCATAATGTTAAATTATTAAATGTAGCAAAAATTCCACAAGGTCTTGGCTGGTTGGATGAAGAACTTACTGGAATTGAACAATTAGGTGGTTCAACTTTAGTTATGGACGAGTCTAATTTAAATGTTGTAACTAGACCTAGATTTATGACTGTTTATAAAAAAGCTAATCTAACAGATGATGGTCAAACTTACATGAATTTAAATAAGTTTTTGAACTCAGCAATTGTAAAAGATACCCTTTATAAGTATTGGAAAAAAAGATATGCTCAAGCGGTTTTAACAAGCGGTTCAAATCCAACTGCTGCATCTGATGTAATTTATGTAAACAAAAGATCAGCCGAAGCTACTGTAATATCTATTTTTCAAGATATGGCTGATAATGGCTTAGTTCAAATGGATAGCGGAATTTTGCTAGATGAATTTAAGCGCAATTTATCAATCACAATTGATACGGCAACTAATACTATGAGCGGAAAAGCTTCTTATAGAAATATGGGTCAATTGGAAAATATTAAATTTAACTTAACAGCAAATTCATAATTTATGTCAACAATACCTTTTATTGGAAAATTTTTAATTGATGGAGTCGAAATTTTTGTAGATGGAAACTCTGGACAACTTAAGCATGGTAATCCGCAAAGAATAACTAATTCTTTAGTTAATGGTTCACAAGTAAAGACTATTATTACTGTTGATCAAACAACAGCTAGGTCTTCTGTGCAATTTTCTATTAGAGCCAACGCAAATTCAGATAAAACTAACCCTTCTATTTTATATAATAGCTTGCGTCCAAGAAATGATATAGAAATTACATTTATACCAGAATCTGGTAATGGCGGATATATTTTTAGGAATATGACCCTTATAAATGATTTAGAGCAAAGTGTTGGTTCAGATGCCTCAATTATGTTTATGTTTGAAGGCGCAACTGCGATTACACTTTAATTTAAAAAAATAAATATATGTCAAATAATAATATTTTTAAAGAAGGAATTATAATTGATTCTTTTAAAATTTCCAAAGAAGTTGGTAAAGATCAAAACAATGAGCCAATTATTGAATCTCAAGAATTTGTCCCAGAATGGACTGTTTTCGTTAATTCAGAAACTAAGAAAACTAATGCTTTGAAATTAATGCCATTAAAAATGACGGATGCTGCAGAATATCAAAAATTAGATGGTTCTGACCCATTAAAAGCAGATATTCTTCCAATATTAACATTTTTAGCGAAAAAAAGATACATAACTTCTGTTGATTTTCCTGAGGGAGATGTCAATTTTACTTCTGATTCTTATGCTTGTTGCTCAAACTTATTTTGGATTTATCGTTCAAATTTTTTTATGAATTTCAACTTAGAGTTAGTGGAGAAAAAACTTTAAAGCTAAGTTGTGTTGATAGTAAAACTAAAAAAATCTTATTTAACCAAAAAGAAATTGATATAGCTATACTTTGTCTTATAAAGCAAAATCAAAATATTTTTTCTTATCAACAAGTCATTAATTGGAGTTTTCAAGAATTTTTTTATTGGATTTATATATCTAGCGAATATGAAGCTATAATGAATAAAAATTAAAATATAATTTTAATGAGCGATATAAAATTTACAATTACAGCATTAGACTCCGCCTCCAAAACATTAGATGCTATTGACAAGAAAGCCAAGAGTGTTGAAAGCACTTTTAGTAAATTAAGTAAATCCCTAGGTTCGCCATTTAAAATTGAAAGCTTAAACCAACTTAATCAAAAATTCATAGATCCTAATTTTAATAAACAACAAGATAAATTAAGAAGGGAAAATGAAAGGCAATATAATTTCTTAAAAAATAATTTTGATAAAGAGTTAAATAGAAATTTAAAAGAAAAAGAGAGGATTCAAAAATCTCAATTACAAGAATCGAAAAGAAAGGGAGATTATAATGATTTTTTAAAAAAGAATTTTGAAAAAGAATTAAATTCTAACTTAAAAAGCAAAGAAAAAGAACAAAAAATATCTCAAAAGCAAGAAATGTTCTTTGCTAAACAGCAAGAAAGAGAGCAAAAAATCCTTAGAAAGGAACAAGGCGATAATTTTAAAAGACAAATAAGGATTGAGCAAGAAAATAAAAAGAATTTTGAAAAGAATCTAAATGATGCCAAGAATGCTAAATTTACTCCAATCAACTACATAAGAGACAAGAAAGGCAATGTAATTGGTGTATCTGGAGAAAAAACCACAACTGCTAATATTGCAAATAGTTTAAATCTAGGCGGAAGAACAATTTCAAGAGAAGAAGCCCAAAGATATGGCAATAGAAGAGGCGGAGGAATGGTTAATGATGGGGGAGGTGGATTCCTAGGTGGCAAAAGAACTTTTGGACAAGTTTTAGGTGGTTATGCTGCTTACAGAGTAGCCGTTGGGACTGAAACTGCTGCATCTGCAATTATAAATACTCCAATCGAGCTAGAAAATGTTAGAGCCTCTTTAGATGCGATGAACTTCGCTTCTGGGTTAAAAGGCAAAGAAGAATATAAGGGTAAAACAAAGAAAGATTTAGAATTCTTATATAAGTTAGGAAATAGATATGGTATAGATTATACCGCCGTTGCTCCTGAATTTATGAGAATGCAGGCGGTTAGAGCTAACGGAACTAGTAAATTTTCTGATAAAAATATTCAAGATATAACTCAAGCATTTACTGGATTATCAAGGGTAAGTGGTTTGGACGCAACAAGAACTAAGTTAGTCTTTTTAGCTGTTTCTCAAATGTTAAGTCAAGGAAAGCTTCGAGGGCAAGAGGTTAATCAGCAGTTAAGAGATCAAATGGCTATTGCTGAACCAGTTATTGCAGAATCTATTAAAAGAGTTATTTTTAGCCCAAAAATTAAAAAAAACAATCCAGAATTATATAAACTTTACGAAAAATATAGAAATAAAAAAATAAACATTAACCAATTAATGGAAGAGGGTGTTTTAGGCTCTGGTATTTTGACAGAAACACTTGGCGTTATGCAAGATATGTTAGGAGGAATGGTTGATGAAAAATCTCATACCTTCACAGGTTCTCTTGGAAGATTCGCGTCCGTTTCAAAGCAGTTTATTGATTTAAGCTCTCAGCAAGGCGGATTTCCAGCTAAACTAGCTAAAAGAGTTGACCAAATTTCCTCAGGTATTCATTATTTTAATAAAATTGGATTATCAGATGAGTTAAATCCAGATAATTCATATTATGAAATAATGAATGCCAAATATGAAGGAAAAGATGTCAGCCCACTAAGAAAAACCGCCGCTAGTGGTAAAAAATTTATAGACCAATCTCTTATACCAAATGCTAGTCTTGCCTTAGGTGTATATTCTGCTAGAAAATTAGCTAAAAAGTTTTTTAAACACGCAATGGTAAAAGGTCGGCTAGCTGGAACATTACTCGGACCACAAGCTGCTGGAGCTGTATTTGCTGGAGGATTAGCTTATGATTTGGGGAAAGAAATAGGTATCGCTTATGATGAAGCTAGGTTTGACAACGAGGTTAGCAAATTTAAAGATTTTTATAAAGGAAAATATAAAATAGATGCTCCAGTTTTACCTGGGCAAAATAATATGAGCATGAATCCAAATCTATTTGTTGATTCAATAATGGCTCAAACAAAAAAGCCACAACAAAATATGAGTTATATTAAAGCTCCAGCTGACTCAGCTAGGGATTTCTTAAAAGTAATAGATTATTTTCCAAAAAATCAATCATTAATGGGCTTAAATGTGCCACAAATTAGTCAACCAGCTGAACAGCCATTGCAAGGCGATTTCCCAAGCTCGTCAAAACAACAAATAGAGTTAATTTTAAAAATTGAAAAAATGCCAGAAGGCTTTAGTCCAAATATCTACACTTCTGATGGAAGGTCAAAACTTAATCTTGGAGTTAATTTATTAACAGGAAAAAATCAAGGGGTGAGCTATGCCAGTTAATTCAAATTGGTATGCGCCAAAACTTAATGGAGTGCCATTCATATGTTTAGAAGCATCTATACCAGAACTTGGAAGAAAAACAGCTATTTTTGATTATCCGAATACTGATTCAAGATATGTTGAGGATATGGGTAAAGTTAAAGGTGTTTATGAGATAACCGCACAAATTCAAGCAAATAATCTTACTCCATCAAGCTATAAAAGAAATAAAAAGAAATTTGAAAAGGCTTTAGCAAAAGAAGGATTGGGAGTATTAATTCACCCCACCCTCGGTAGAAAAAAAATTGTTGTAGTTAATCCTAAGCAAACAGGAGAGGCGATGCAAGGGCAAATAGGTCTTGTTAATTATAAATTCCTTGCCGTAGAATCTGATGAAAATAAATATCCTAAAAAGCTTGATGACAAGAAAGGATTGCTAAACAAATTAGATGAATTTCTTAAGCAAAAATTAGGCGCAGGACTAGAGGACATGATTAATGGCATAGATAATGCTTTGGAAAGTTATAATGCAGTTAGAGATGGTATTACCGCTGTTTCTGATTTTATGCAACAAGGAATGGAAACTATCAACGGCATTAATGACGAAATCGCAGGATTAACGGCTGATATTAGCAACATAAAAAATACAATTAATGATGTAGTAAACTTTCCATCAAAATTTGCCACAGCATTTGTAGCTAATCTAAATCGATTAATCCAAGTTACCTCTAGTTTTCCAGATGCCTTTTCTTTACAAAAAAGTGTATTTAATAAAACTCCCGAAGCCAAATCTAGTTTTTTAGCTGAAACCAAAATTGCAAATGTAATATCAAATACAACAAAAATTGCATTAATGTCAAATTCATTTCAAATAGCTACTGCAATTAATTTTAACAACCAAGATGATATTAATAACATCATCAAAGAATTGGAGCAAATGTATAAAAGCTTAGATCCTAATTTAATTGATGATGAAATTTTTACAATTATTGAGACTATTCGAGCTGAAAGTTTAATTAGTTTAAAAAATATTAAATTAAAATTACCTTATGTTAATATTATTAATACTAATTCATTGCCCGCAATTGCTTTAGCTTATAATTATTATAATAATGCTTCTGGAATTCAATATGAAAATATTATTAGTTTAAATAAAATCCAAGATCCTTCGAGTATTGGTGGAAATATTAAGGTATTTGTATCATGAACAAAGTATCGGCGGTTATAAACGGACAAGAATATTCTAACTTTTTATCTTATGAGTTTTCTAGGGATATTGAGGGCTTATTAAAACCCTTTTCTTTAACCTTAAATATTCCAGAAGATAGAAGAGTAATAAAAACGGGAAATAATAGAGTTGTTATTAAAATTGATGGAGAAAGTTTTTTAACTGGTTTTATAGAAGATGTTTTAGAAACAGACCAACAAGATAAATCAATAGTTACTATAATTGGAAGAGACTCTTTATGCGATTTAGTGGATAGTAAATTAGGTGCTAAAATATATAAAACTCCAGTTTCTTTTGTCGAACTAACAAAAAACGTATTAAAAGCTTTAAATTATAATGTAGTTGATAAAAAAACTAGGTTCAGTAGAGAGGAGGATATTTCCGTTATTAATAACTATGGAGATATTGCTATTTTAGAAGCTAATGACGATGTTGCCCATAGAGATAATGATTCGGCATTTGAAGTAATAAAAAGATGTGCTGACAAAAGAAGGCTAATATTAAATTCTGATGGAGATGGAAATTTAGTTATTAATAAAATAGGAAATACTGTTTGTGATACAGTTTTATTAAGATATAGAAATAATAATGAATCCAATGTTTTAACCTCTAAAGTCCATAGAGACGATACGAGTAGATTCCATAAATACATTGTTAAATCTATTGTCACTGGGTCTAAACAAGACTCTAATGCAACTATTGATCCAATACAATCAGAAATAGTTACTAAAGGTAAAAAAGGAGGTTCAAGTTCAATAATAAATGGGACTGGAATTTATTATGATGATGAAATAAGGGACACAAGAGTTTTAGCAATATTTAAACAAGTATCTAATTTAAAGCAAGCCACTGAATTAGCGAAATGGGAAGCTAATATACGAAAAACTCAATCTTTTTCTTACGATTGTTTAGTTATAGGATTTCGACAAAATTTTGATGATGACCTTCAAAAAAATCCATTATGGCAAGTAAATACTTTAGTTGATGTTGAAGATGAGATAAAAGATGTTTTTGGAAGATTTTTAATAAAATCAATTAGATATACTAAGGATAATAAGGGTACTAGAAGTAATTTAACTTTAGTTGAAGAGAAATCTTATACCGAATCTTTATTTGAGCCAATTGTTAGAAATCCAAGAGGCAAAAGAGATGCAGATAAAGTAATAATTGGCGATCCATCTGTAATTTAAACAATTATAATCATGCAAGAATCTTTTACAAACATAGGAAAAATAATTAGCTTAGAATTAAATAACGGCGTTATTTATGCAAAAGTAGTATTATTGAGAAATGAAATGGAAATTGATGATGTAAGAATATTAAGCTCATTTGGCATTAGTGGTTATCCAACTATTGGATCTCAATGTATAGTTATAAATACTGATTGCGATACATCAAGAAGTTATGGTTTAATTATCGATTTAGAGCATATAACTTCTGATGCAAACGGCATTGTAATTTATGGAAAAAATGATAATAAGGTTTATTTTATGGACAATGGAAATATTGACATTGTTAGTAATAAAAATAAAATCACATTAAAAGGCAATAGTGTTGAAATTACTGGAGATGTTAAGATTACTGGAAATTTAGAAGTTTCTGGAAACTCAACATTAACAGGAACTGGGACAACTATTGCAGGTAAAAATTTCTTATCTCATACACATTCTGGAGTTACTCCAGGTGGTGGAGTAAGTGGAGGAGTAGTATAATGACTTTAGGTTTTAAAGAAGTTTCAGACAAGCCTTATGGGTTTGATTTAGACTTTGCAGGAAATGGAGATCCTTTAAAGAATGCTATTTATATGTCTCTTTTTTGTAATAAAAAAGAAATATCTCCTGAATTTTTAAATAAAAACATAGCCGAGAATGGCTGGTTTGGAAATTTAATAGTTCATAATGGAACTGATTTTGACCAAGGAAGTTTTCTATGGACTTTAAAACAAGTTCCATTGGATGATGAAACCATAAATTTAGCTCTCGCATACACAGAAGAGAGCTTGCAATGGTTAATTGATGATGAGGTTATAGAGGATTTTAATGTTAGTTTTGTTGATAAAAATAATGTTTTATTGCCAGAAGAAAGTACATATAATTATATAAAAAAAATTGGCTACATTATATTAGAAATAGCAATAAAACCTTTTCATAAAAATGAAATTAAATATAGTTTAAATATTAAAAATGGCTGAATTTAACACTCCAGATTCAAGGTTAGATATTTACAATAAAATGCAAGCTGATGTTTCAATTGAGACAGATGGTGAAGCATTAAAGGTAGATTCTGTCAAAACTATGCTTGGCGCTATTTCTGCTCGTTTATATGATTTGTATAGAAAAAGATTAAACATTAATAAGCAATCATTCCTACCTACTTGCGATGATGAATATTTATCTGTTCATGGCGAACCTTATCAAATAACTTTAAATCCAGCAACGCCATCTGAGGGTTATGTTGTATTTGGCGGTTCAAATGGGGCAACAATTAGTGCTAGTTCATCAATACAATCAGCAACTGGCTTGATATTTACAACTCAAACTGATGGAACTATTGCATTGCAACAAGTAACTCCAGCATCTATTTCAAGAAGTGGAACTTTGGTTACTGTTTCATTCAGCACGCCACATAATTTAGCAAGTGGCTTTACAATTGATTCAATTACTGGCTGCACTCCTGATGATTTTAATATTACCAATCAAGTAATCACAGTTAATGCGGCAACCTCAATCCAATTTAATAAAGCTGGAACTCAAGGCAATGCAAGTGGAACAATCATTGTTCAATGGAAAAGTGCTTTAATCAAAGTTCAATCTTCAACAGCTGGAATTGCAACTAATTTAAATCATGGAACTCTATTAAAATTAAGTGAAGCAATAGTTGATGTTAATACAAATTGTTATGTTGATTATTCAGGATTAACTAATGGAACTGATGTTGAAGATGCGGTATCTTATAGACAAAGAATAAAAGATAGAATGGCTAATCCAGTTGCCTACTTTAATAATGCTTTTATTGAGAGCGAGTGTAAGAAAATTAGTGGAATCACTAGAGTTCAAATATTTAATCCAACTACCACTACTGCACAAATAGCAATATCGTCAATTACAAGATATGATAATGTTGCCATTGCTACATCCAATAACCATGGTTTATTAGACAATACGACTATTATAGTTTCTGGAGCAAATCCAGTTGCTTATAATCTTCAAACCAAAATTATTGTTTTAGATACTAATAGATTTGCTTATAAAGTTGCAGGAACGCCCGCTAATCCGACTGGAACAATTATAGCTTCTTTTTCCTATGTCCAGCCTGGGCAAGTTAGAATTGGCATATTAAGAGACGATGATGCTAGCATTATTCCTTCATCAACTGAGATAGAAAAGGTAAAAAACAAATTATTAGAAAAATTACCAAGCAATATGGACTCAACTGATTTGCTAGTTTTTTCTCCAATTGCAGTGCCACAAAATTTTACATTTAGTTATTTATATCCAAATACGACCGCAATGAAAACGGCAATATCAAGCTCATTAGATAATTACTTTAGAAGTAAAAACAAAATTGGTGTTAATGATAAATTAGCTTCTCTTAAAGCAGTTATAGAAAATACTTTCGATCCAACTGGAAAAAAACCTGATTTTACTTTATCATCTCCAACTCAAGATAATTCAATTGGTTTAAATCAAATATCAACATTAGGAACAATTACTTATCCATGAAAGACGAATTTAATATAAAAACAGTTCAGGAACACACTATTATAGCTGCATCGTTTTTGCCCAATGATAATTTGCATTTTGCTAAAAACTATGCAAATAGCGATTTGTATAAATTTTTAAAAGGCATGGCTAAAAACTTTAAAGATTTAGATGATTTATTTTCCAAAGATTGGAATAACATGAGTATTTTAACTTGTGATAATGAAGAATTTCTTTCTCTTTGGGAATCGAGTGTTGGTATTCCTGATAATATCTTTAAGCAAACTAATAGTTTATCTTTCGAGCAAAGAAGAAACCAAGTTTTGACTAAACTAACAAGCTTGGGTGTATTAACCCTAGAAGACATGAAAGCATTGGCTAATTTACTTGGCTTAACTGTTACTATAAAAACTGGAGAAGAAATTGCTTATCCCCCATATGATGTTCCTTTTATTCCTATTGGGGAAGGTGCAAAATTTATTTTAGTTATATCATCTAAGGATTTTAATGATACGGGTTATCCTCCTTATGATGTTCCTTTTACTCCAACTGGCTCTGAATCATTATTAATTGATTTATTTCAGAGTATTAAACCAGCTAACACTTTATTAATTGTTACTTAAATTTTATGGCAAATAAAACAAGCAGTTTTTTAGATAATAGTCCACCAAAAGTTGACCAAATTTGGTTAAACATGGTTACTGGTGAGGTTGCTAATGCTATTCCAATGGCTGGAGATTCAGTTGATGCAACTGGCTTAGTTAATGATCAACTTTTAAAATCTATAAAAAGCTATGTATCGCAAGCGGGTATTTTATGCACTGATACTAGCTCTGGAGCAAATGTTTAT